GTATAAGTGAGACCAAGTTCAGACATATATTTGCCTACAACAACTTCGGTGAACCTGTTGCGAAGATTACTTCTTACAGAGAACACATTATCATCTCCTAGAGCCAACAAATAACAATTCTCATCAAACTTATCTGTTAAACGATCATCTTCTTCAAAAGCCCTATTCCAACAATACCTAAAAGCAATTCCATTATACATGGTGTTAACTATAGGTGTTAAAGGATGACCTGATGGAAGTGAAGTGTACCATTCGTATACGCATCGCCCTTGAATGTGTAAAGAATTTGTTAATTCTAACCACAAAACTTTGCGTACATTTCGATTCTCTTCAGAATCATCATACCAATCATTAATAATTTCTAAAACCTTATCATGAATATATGGTTTTTCACTTCCGTCAAATTTAGAATAATCACCGGCACCAACATTCTTAGATTTACCAGGACTAAATTGCATAAGTTTCTTAGCAGCATAGTCCCACTCATCACTAAAGACATTAACGCCAATAGCACTTTGATTGTTAATACGATTTACCTTGTACCAAAGCATATAAGCTCCAAAATACATTCTATACATAATTAATAATTTAAGTGGACTACCCGAAATTAGTCTAGTTTTAAATTCAGCGACTTTATCCAAAGGCCTAAGTTCATCTTTTAAACTATCCATAAAGATATGTTCCTCACGAATAAGTTTTTCAGCTTTACTAATACCCACAAGAACATCACATTTCAATTCCTGACAGGCATCAGAATCTATATTAAACTCATCACCTGAACCAAAGAAATAGGTCTTACCTTTATACCCAGATGGAATATTTATAACATTTGGATATCCTGAAGACGTTCCTCTATTGATACTATCAAATTCAGTACCAGGAATACCCAGAACACTCTCTTCAAAAGAGAAAAGTCTAGGTTCCACGTTAACAGTACTCGCTGAAAACAGAAAATCCTTGTATTGCGAGACCGCAGCTTCCACCACAGGCTTATTGAATACAGGGGTTTCCATGTTATAATTTTTCATAGCATTAACCCAAGGGGATATTTTCTCCCCGTCTATGTCTTCAGCTAACAATTTGGCTGGAGCCATAAATGGTTCTGTTATTTTGCCATGAAGGGAACTAGGCATTATTTTAGTTTTGCTAGCTAAAGAAGGACCAACATCGACATCTCTGTAGTTTCCAAATCTTCCATCACCTATCAAATTAGTTTTTTGGGTTAAATGTCTAAAATCCATTTCACATTGGACCTTATCATATCCACCAATTTGTTCCATACATTCCTCAATTTCTTCAAGAGAGAATAAGGATGAATATCCCAAATTTCTGGAAGGAGTGCCAGCAACGTGCAAACCACAAATTTTCCTTTGGTTCATCGCAGGATTAAGAATACAAAGAAGGGCTCCACAATCACCCTTACGTGTTGCTAAATTATATGAAACTGTAGTTTTAATACTATAAATTTCCATTTCACCAGAATCTACAACAACTTCT